TCGCAAAGCAGCGCTCGGAGGCCCAGCCGCAGCAGGTTGAGCGGGCCGAGGCCCCGGCTCCGCAGGCCCCGCGCCCGCAGGAAGTCAAGGTGGACAAGAAGGCGCAAACTTGGGCCGAGAAGAACGACTGGTTCGGATCGGACAAGATGCTGACCGCCGCCGCGATGGCTTTGCACAGCACTCTCGTCGAAGACGAAGGGTTTGACCCAACGTCCGATGAGTATTATAGTGAAATCGATAGTCGGATTCGTCGGGAGTTCCCGCACAAGTTCAAGACTACTCAATCGGCTGCACCAGCCCGGGTCGCCTCTGCCGCGGCAAGTGCATCTAAGGCCGCTGTACAGGGGCGCAGGTCGGTGAAGCTCTCCGCTTCTCAGGTCGCCATGGCGAAACGTCTCAACGTTCCGCTGGAAGAATACGCGAAATACGTGAAGGAGTGAGATCATGACCGACAGAGCCCCGCGCGAGAGCGCAACCCGCGATAACGAATCGCGCCGCAAACCTTGGGCCCCGCCCAGTGTCCTTGACGCCCCGCCTGCGCCCGAAGGGTATAAGCATCGCTGGGTCCGCTCCTCGATTCGAGGTGAAGAGGACAAAGGAAACGTGTTCAACCGCATGCGTCAGGGCTACGAGCCGGTCCGCGCGGAAGAGCATCCGGGATACCAAGCACCTACGATTGAGGACGGCAAGCATGCTGGGGTCATCGGAAACGGTGGTCTGATTCTCACTCGTATTCCTATCGAGACAGCCCAAGAAAGAACCGCGTATTACGGGGGCCGGACCCGCGAACAAATGGAAGCTGTTGATCAGGACCTGATGAAAGAGCAACATCCGTCGATGCCGATCAATCAACAACGGCAAAGTCGGGTATCTTTTGGCGGACGTAAAAAGTCCGACTGACAAGGAGCAACGTTATGCCTAACTCTTCTGGTGCGTTCGGGCTTCGCCCGATCAACCTCGCGGGTGGCGCTCCCAACAGCCAAGGTACGAACGCGTACTTTATCGCTTCGGGCGCTTCTGCGATCTACAACGGTTCCCCGGTCATCGCGGTCAATGGCGGCGATATCGCCATCACTGGCTCGGCTTCCGGCGACACCTACAAGCACATCGGCGCATTCGCAGGCTGCGAATACGTCTCGTCCGTGACTGGAAAGAAAACTTGGTCGAACTACTGGCCCGGTTCCGGCGCGAACACCAACTTTGACATCGTTGGGTATGTCTATGACAACCCCACCCAGCGCTTTGTCATCGCCACCGACGCGACGTTCACCAACCGGGCTACCGCCCGTGCGGCGATCTTCGAAAACACCCAGTTTGACTCGGGCACTTCGGGCTCGACCACCACGGGTCAATCGTCGGCTTCGATGGACGTAGCTACGCTCGATGCTTCGAACGCGTCGCTTCCGCTCAAGATTCTCGGCATCTATGATGATCCGACCAGCCAAGACTTCGCGGCTGCAGGCATTCAGATGATCGTGATGTTCAACAACCATGCACTCCTTCAGGCTGATTCTGAAGGCACGGTGGCATAAGGAGACCTGACCTATGGCAATTTCGCGCGCACAACTTGCGAAAGAGCTTGAGCCCGGTCTCAATGCTCTGTTCGGCATGGAGTATGCTCGGTATGAAAACCAGCATGCTGAAATCTTCACCACCGAGTCCTCGGATCGTGCATTCGAGGAAGAGGTTATGCTGTCCGGGTTCGGCGCAGCACCGACCAAATCGGAAGGTTCGGGCATCTCGTATGACGATGCACAGGAAGCCTACACCGCTCGGTACAACCACGAAACCGTCGCGCTGGCCTTCTCGATCACCGAGGAAGCCATTGAGGACAACCTGTACGACCGCCTCGGCAGCCGTTACACTCGTGCCCTCGCCCGCTCGATGGCTCACAGCAAGCAGGTGAAAGCCGCTGCCATCCTGAACAACGCCTTCACCGGCGGTGCTTCGGCAGGTGGTGACGGTGTGGCTCTCTGCGCCACCAACCACCCGCTGGTAAACGGCGCTACCTTCGCCAACAAACCGACGACCGACGCTGACCTGAACGAAACCTCGCTCGAGGACGCTCTGATCAACATCGCTGGTTTCGTTGACGAACGCGGCCTGAAAGTCGCTCTGCGCGGCACGAAGTTGGTGATTCCTCGCCAGCTGCAGTTCGTCGCAGAACGCCTGATGGTGTCGAACCTCCGCGTCGGCACCGCCGACAACGACGTGAACGCCATCCGCTCGATGGGCATGCTGCCGGAAGGTTATGTGGTCAACGACTTCCTGACCGACCCGGACGCCTACTTCATCAAGACGGACGCACCGCGCGGCTTCATCCACTTCGAGCGCACCCCGCTCTCGACCGGCATGGAAGCTGACTTCGACACCGGCAACATGCGCTACAAGGCCCGTGAACGCTACTCGTTCGGCTTCTCGGACCCGCGTTGCGTGTTCGGTACGACCGGCGCTTAATCCTTTGCAACGCCTTCGGGATTGCAGTGAAAGGTCCACTTCGGTGGGCCTTTCTTTTTGACTCCACCCCGTGTAGACTGCCGCAAAGGGTAACATCAGCCGCGCAGACAGGATGCCCTTCCTGACGTTGCACAGACTGCGGGGCGAAACCTTGTGCAAGAGGAAAAGGCCATGGCCAATACCACGTTCAGCGGTCCCGTCCGTTCGCAAAACGGCTTCCAGACCATCTCCGTCAACCCCACCACGGGCACCGAAACCGTCACCGGCTCGTTCGGCTTCGGCATCGCAAACCCTGCAGGCGCTGGCATCACCGGTGGTACGGGCACCGTCTACGAGACCTCCGTTGCCCGCAACAACGGCATCGTGACCACCTCGATCATGATCGACCTGACCGGCCTGCAGTCTGGCGGCACTGCTGGCGACATCATTGGTACTAACGGTGCGGGCGTGGCTTACATTGCTCGGGTCACGACTGCCGATAACGGCACGGTCTTCGGCGTTCGTATGACCTGCTATGAGCTCCCGGCTGGCGGCGACACCGACATCGACCTGTACTCGGCCACCGAAGGTACGGGCGTTGAAGACGTCGCAATCTCGACCTTGACCGAAACCCAGATCATCAACTCGGGCACTTTGGCTTTGGGGTCGGCCGTCTTTGGCACCGACATCGCTGCCAACCAGTATCTCTACCTCGTTGGTCAGGGCACCGCTAACGCGGCCTACACCGCAGGTCGTCTGCTGATCGAAATCTTCGGCTACGACGCCTAATAGGAGCAGTATAACATGGGCGCGTCAGATATCCTTTCCGGACACCTCCACAGCAGCGGCTTTATCCGTAAGGCGAGAACCCGCATCAAGGCTTTCGACGTCGTTGGAACCAGCTCTGCGGGGATGCTGGAGTTCTGGGACACTACTGTCGCGCCCACCGCTGCCACTTATGGCCGGGCCGCGGCCGTAGTGACAGTGACCAGCGTTGGGCACGGCCTAAGAACAGGCGACGTTGTGGGCATCTCCTTTGAAGAAGCTTCCGGGGTCATCGCGACTCCCGGGAGCTACGTCATCACCGTAACAGGCAATGACACCTTCACGCTAACCGACATCAACAGCGGGACTATCGCCACCAGCACCGTCTGCCGCTATGTTTCCAACAAGCAGAACGGCTATAACGCCCGTTGGCTTGCTACGTATCACACGTCTGCCACCGACATCTTCTTCAACGGGTTCAGCCTTCCCGACGAGGGTTTCCTCGCTCGGATTGGCGTGTACGTCTACGCGGAGAATCTTGACTCCATCAACGTGTACTACGGGTGACGATGCAATGGCCAAGACCCCAGCGTGGACCCGTAAAGAAGGGAAGAACCCCGCTGGGGGCTTGAACGCCAAGGGCCGAGCTTCGGCTAAGGCCGAAGGCATGAACCTGAAGCCCCCGGCTCCGAACCCGAAGACGGAGAAGGACGCCAGCCGCCGCAAGAGCTTCTGTGCCCGGATGACAGGCATGAAAAAGAAGCTCACGAGCGAGAAGACCAAGCGCGATCCAAACAGCCGGATCAACAAATCGCTTCGAGCGTGGGACTGCTGACATGAACCGCGCCAGCATGGCCAAACAGGTGGAGAGCTCCGTGTCCAAAAAAGATGCCTGCTACTCGAAGGTCAAGGCCCGATACAAGGTGTTCCCTTCCGCATACGCCAGCGGGGCGATTGCCAAGTGCCGTAAGGTCGGTGCGGACAACTGGGGCACCGGTTCCAGCAAATCTTCGTCGAAGAAGCCTGCTAAGAAGTCGAGGACGTTCTGATGGCTGTCCGCAAGACCGAGAAGGGTGCTTCGCTGCGCCGCTGGTTTAAGGAGGACTGGAAAGATGTCCGGACCGGAAAGGCTTGCGGACGTCAAGAAGGCGAGGACCGAGGAACGCCCTACTGCCGTCCGTCCAAGCGGATCAGCGAAAAAACCCCGAAGACCGCTTCCGAGATGACGACCTCCGAAAAGCGTAGTAGGGTCGCACAGAAGAAGAGTTTGGGGCAGCCTGCTGGAGCGCCCAAGCGCGTCAAACCCTTAAAGAGAAAACCGTGAGCGCAGAGATTGAACAGGACCTACGTAGCTGGTCGCGCGAGGTCTTAGAGGTCCCGAACCCTCACTTGGGGGGCATTCCCGCCTGTCCGTATGCGAAGCAGGCGTGGAGGGAGAACAAGGTTCTTGTTATCGAAACCGATAATATCTACGCCGCTGCCTTGACTGCCTGTTCCCGTTTTACTCAGTACGATAAGGACCTTGTGGTCGTTGCCTCGTACAACCTCCCGGACGTCGAGCACCTGCATGAGTATGCTGACGTTCTAAACCAGACCTTCCAGTCTTTGCACTGCATGCAGTTTCACCCCGACTACGGGGCAGAGGATGCAGAGTTGGACTTTTTGACGGACAACGACTGGGACAGTTCTGTCGAGCAGCCCTATTGCATGCTGTTCATCCAAGACCTTGAGAAGGTTGTTCGCGCTAGTGACAAGCTCGAGGTCTTGGGCTACTATAGAGCATATCCTCCCGATGAGTATCTAGCTCTCGTCGTCAACCGAAAAAGGAGACTTGGAAATGGCTATGAAACCTCGTGCGATGAAGTCCGGCGGTAAAAAGAAAAAGATGATGCGCGGCGGCGATGTTTCTCCGGACATGGTTAGTCCGCGTAAGGCCATGGGCATGGGCATGATGGGTGGCGGAATGGTCGGAGAAAAGAAAATGAAGCGCGGCGGTGCCGTGGGCATGAAGCGCGGCGGTGCCGTGGGCATGAAGAACAAGAAGTAAGACATGACCACATCAGGGACGCGCGACTTCAATCTGGACGTCGCGGAGATCATCGAGGAAGCGTATGAGCGCTGCGGGCTTGAGGTCCGCACGGGCTACGACGCGCGCACTGCCCGCCGGTCTCTGAACCTGATGTTGGCAGAGTGGGCCAACCGCGGCCTCAACCTGTGGACCGTGGCCGAGGGCATGTTCACGGTCACCGCGGGCGATCCGTCCTACGTGCTGGCTGCCGATGTTGTCGATATCCTCGACGTCATCGTCCGTCGCAGCGGAACGGACTACGAGATGGACCGGATCAGCCGGACGGAGTACTTCACCCTGCCGAACAAGACTACGCAGGGTCGGCCGAGCCAGTACTTCCTCGACCGGACAATCACCCCGACGATGTACGTCTGGGCAGCGCCTGAGAACTCGACGGACCAGATTCGGTACTACTACGTTCGTCGTATGCAGGACGCCGACTCCCTGACCAACACGAACGACATCCCGTTCCGCTTCCTGCCCTGCATGGTCGCTGGTCTTGCTTACTACATCTCGATGAAGCGGTCTCCGGAGCGCACGGGACTGCTGAAGGCGGTCTACGACGAAGAATTCCAGCGGGCTGCGGACGAGGACATTGACCGTGTCCCGCTCAAGCTGCAGCCCGGCAGGCCTTACCTGAGGGGCTAACGCATGTACGCAACAGGCAAAAAGGCTTGGGGCATTTCGGACCGCTCTGGCGTCCGATATCGCCTGCGCGACATGCGGAAAGAGTGGACTGGGGCTCTGGTGGGCCCGGACGAATACGATCCGAAGCACCCACAGCTGTATCCGCCCAAGACCTACCCCGACCCTCAGGCTCTCAAGAACCCTCGCCCTGACCCGGAGGAAGGCCACGTCTACGTCCCCGTGGGCAATACTGTTTTCCCGCCGGTGGCGATCATCTATCCGATGGTTGTTAGTCTCGGCTTTGTCACGGTGGTGATCACATGAGCTTTACATACGGCCAGCTGAAGCAGGCTCTGCAGGACTATCTCGAGACCTCGGAGACCACCTTCGTCAACAACCTGCCCCTATTCATCCGGATGTCCGAAGAGCGGATTCTGAAGAACGTGCAGCTGAGCCTGTTTCGCAAGAACGCCACGGCCAGCGCCACGATTGGGAACCAGTATTTGGCCTCCCCGAGCGACTTCCTTGCCCCGTTTTCCCTGTCCTATATGGGCGACAACAACGACAAGGTCTTTACCGAGTTTAAGGACGTCAGCTTCGTGCAGGAGTACACGCCCGATTCCAGCACGACCGGGGCTCCGAAGTACTACGCCCAGTTTGACAATGAGAACTTCATCCTGAGCCCGACTCCGGACGACAACTACGTCATGGAGCTCCATTACTTCTACCGCCCCGCCAGCCTGACGGCCGGTTCGGATAGCGGCACCACGTGGCTCAGCATTAACGCCGAACTGACTCTGTTCTACGGGGCAATGGTCGAGGCTTACATCTTCCTCAAGGGTGACCCGGACATGATGGCCACCTACGACAAGCGGTTCCAAGAGTCGCTGATTGGCCTCAAGATGCTGGGCGAAGCACGTCAGGTCACCGACGAGTATCGCACTGGCATGGTCATTCGAGGGAAGCAGTAATGTTCGCAGCCTCCATGAACCTCCCTCTGACCCCCATCGTGACGGTCACGACCACGGATAACCGCGGCCAGACGCCCGAGGAGGTCGCGCTTCGCTGCGTGAACAAGCTCATCAGCGTGTCGGATTCTGCACCGCAGGAGATCAGAGATCAGGCCTTGGCCTACCGCGCATCGCTGCTCAAGGTCGTGACGGCTTACATGAAAGAGGCAGTTACCAACGACCGCCTTACCGTGTATAATGCGCTCGTAGAGGCTGGGCACCCACAACTGGCTGCGGCCATTCAGAAGCTATAGGAGGCCGCGATGGCAATCACTCAGGCAATGTGCACTTCGTTCAAGGATCAGATTCTTGAGGCCGTCCACGACTTCCGCTCCAGCGGAGGCGACACCTTCAAGATCGCGCTCTACACGAGCTCTGCCACTCTGGACGCGACGACCACTGCGTACTCCGCCACGAACGAGGTCGCCAACTCTGGCACCTACGCGGCTGGCGGCGGCACACTGACCAACGTCAGCCCGACGACCTCTGGCACCACGGCATTCACGGACTTCGACGACATCTCGTTCACGTCGGCGACCATCAACGCCCGTGGCGCTCTGATCTATAACTCGACCCCGACCCACACCTTCACCAACCCCTCGGTGGCTGTGCTGGACTTCGGCGGCGACAAGATTTCCACGTCGGGTACATTCACCATTCAGTTCCCAACGGCAGACGCCTCGAACGCCATCATCCGTATCAGCTAAGGAAGTGCCATGGCTCTCGTAGTAGCTGATCGTGTCCAAGAAACCACGAGCACCACAAGCACGTCCAGTTACGTCCTGCTAGGTGCCGCCAATGGCTATCAGTCCTTCGGGGCTGTGTTGGCCAATGGGGACACGACATACTACGCGATCACCAACGACACCGACTGGGAGGTGGGTATTGGCACCTACTCGACCACGGGTCCGACCCTAGCCCGCACGACGATCCTCGCGTCAAGCAGCGGCGGCTCCGCAGTCAACTGGGGCGCGGGCGTCAAGAACATCTTCATCTCCTATGCTGCCAGCAAGGCGGTGTATCTGGACGCATCGGGCGACGTCCTCGTCGCCGACAAGATCGTCCACACGGGAGACACCGATACGGCAATCCGCTTCCCTGCAGCCAACACGATGTCCGTGGAGACCGGGGGCACTGAGCGCTTCAAGGTCGAGAACAGCACCATCACCACGACGATCCCGGTGTTGCTCCCTGCCGACCCTACGCTGGCCCTGCAGGCCGCGACCAAGCAGTACGTCGATACCTTGGTCGCAAGCGGTATCCACTTCCACCAGCCTGTCAGGGTGGAAAACCCAGCCAACCTGAACGCCACCTACAACAACGGCACCGCTGGTGTCGGGGCCACCCTGACCAACGCTGGGACGCAGGTCGCCCTTGTGATGGATGGCGTTACTGTGGCCACCAACGACCGCGTTCTGGTGTACGAACAGACCGACCAGACCCAGAACGGCATTTATGTTGTCACCAACACCGGTTCGGGCTCAACTAACTGGGTTCTGACCCGCGCCAGTGACGCTGACACCTACGTCATCAACAGCGCGAACGGCTTGAGCGAAGGCTCCACGGTCTTTGTCCAGCAGGGCACCACGGGCGCGGGCGAGACGTACACCTGCAACACCTCCGGCACCATCACGTTCGGGACGACAAACATCACGTTTGCCCAGATTTCCTCGGCTCAGGTTTACTCGGCTGGAAGCGGCCTTGCCCTGACCGGCACCGTGTTCTCAAACACTGCTCCCGACCAGACTGTCACACTCACCCAAGGCGGCGCGACGACCATTACGGGGACCTACCCCAACTTTACGATCACATCGACAGACACCACCTACACGGCTGGTGGTGGCATTGGCCTCACTACCACGGAGTTTTCTGTTGCGGCGGGTAGTGGCCTCACACAGGACGCGGACGGCCTGTCTCACGCCGACACGTCCTCTCAGGCCAGCATCGACAACACTGGGGCGACGTTCGTTCAGGACATCAACCTAGATGGCTTTGGGCACGTCACGGGAGCGGCTTCCGTCACGGTGACGCCATCGCTGATTGGAGCCCCGCAGAACGACGGTACGGGTGCCACTGGCACTTGGAGTATCTCCATCAGCGGCAACGCCAACAACGTCTCTGGCACGGTGTCTGTGAGCAATGGCGGCACGGGTGCGACGACTGCACCGCAGGCGCTCACCAACTTGGGCGCAGCGCCTCTGGCATCCCCTGCATTCACGGGCGACGTGTCGATTGAGGACAAGATCGTCCACACGGGCGACACCAACACGGCCATTCGCTTCCCTGCGGCTGATACCGTGACGGTGGAGACAGCTGGGTCTGAACGGCTCAGGGTGGATAGCTCTGGCAACGTCGGCATTGATACCATAACCCCCTCCGCCAAGCTCGACGTCAACGGGACGGCCAACGCGACCACCCTCTCCATCGGCGGAACGGCTATTACAGCCAGCGCTGCTGAGCTGAATTTCGTTGACGGTGTGACGTCAGCCATTCAGCCCCAACTCAACGCTAAGGGTCCCGTGGGCGGCGGCACTGATAGCCTGTTCTATGAAAACGGCCAGACGATGACCACGAACTATACCATCCCTTCAACCAAGAACGCCATGTCCACCGGGCCGATCACCATCAACTCTGGTGTGACGCTGACGGTTGAGGGTGGCGCTCGTTATGTGGTGATCTGATGAGCAAAATTGCACTCACGCCGGACAATGGTGGGACGGGGATTTTCACTATTGCCTCCCCCGGCACGAACACGGATCGGACGCTGACGCTGGCGGATAACACTGGCACGGTTTTGACGACTGCTAGCACTGTAATACAGAAAGCTATGCCTGCGTTCCGGGCGTATAAAACGTCTGCTCAGACTATCAGCAGCAGCACCTTTACAAAAGTGTCGCTGCAAGCTGAGTCCTTTGACGTTACCAATGCGTTTGATTCAACGACCAACTACCGATTTCAACCGACTGTGGCCGGATATTATCAGGCAAACGGCACCATCATTTTTGAATCGACCAGCACCTTTACGCGGGGAATTTTGACTATCCGGCGCAACGGTGTTGAAGGTGATAACTACGGGCGCATGGTCGACGTCAACAACTCTACTGGTGCTTTCATTCAATTGTCTGGCAGCGCGCTTTTTTACCTTAACGGCTCAACAGATTATCTTGAGCTTTGGGCTTGGGCCTCTGGAACTGGAACGCTTACTGTTGGATCGGCAGACTCAAACACATCTGTGCTGTCTGGATTTTTGGCGGGAGTTGCATAATGACCTTGTATGAAAAGATCATGGCGATCTATCCCGACCTGACGCAAGAGGATTTCCTCACGGTCATCACGCTGCAAAACGACAGCGATGGTCGTGGCGACTATATTGCCAAGTGGGAGCATCCTGTGTTTCCTCGTCCTGAACTGGAGGCCGACTAGTGTCCACGCTCCGCACAAACGCGATCCTCGACGCTGCTGGTGGCAACACGGCTACGATCAACACTGTGCCTCTGCGCCCCGGTGTTCTTGACCCTGAGAACCGCATCATCAACGGGGCCTTCGACTTCTGGCAGCGGGGGACGAGCTTTACTGCGTCTGCGTATGGGGCTGATCGGTGGAATAACAATACATCTGGGGGCACAGTCACTATGTCTCGGCAGTCTTTTACTGTTGGGGACACGCTTGGCACTAACAACCCGACTTACTTCCTGCGGCAAACAGTGAGTGGTCAAACGCTATCTTCTTCTACTGCGATAGTTCAACAACGCATAGAAGGCGTTCGAAACTATGCAGGCCAGACTATTACCATCCTTGGTTGGGCGCGCAGGTCGTCAGGCTCTGGCAACATGGCCGTGGAAATAATTCAAGATTTCGGCACTGGTGGATCGCCGTCTTCTGCCGTTTTGCTCGCCCCTCAGACCGTAACCTTGACAACCTCATTTGCGCCATTTGCACTGACGTTCACTGTGACTTCCATCACGGGAAAGACCCTCGGCACTAACGGAAACGACTTTCTCGCGGTCAACTTCTGGACTTCTGCGGGAAGCGACTTCAACGCCCGCACCAACAGCCTCGGCCTCCAGACCATCGGGGTTGACCTGTGGGGCGTCCACATCAAGGTTGGCACTCACACCACGGCGGCAACAGACTTGTACAAGCAGCCCGAATTGGGTCCTGAGTTGGCGCGGTGCCAGCGGTATTATCAGCTTATCGCTTCGACAGCGGGTGTGCTGGCTGGAAGAGCTTCTGGAACCACTGGCGCAATCTACGGCGTCCCGCTTACTGTGCCAATGAGGGGTAATCCATCTGCAAACAACCCGACAATGATTTTTTACGGGGCCACTGCATTTGGCACGTCAAGTGGTGGAACAAACACGCTAGTTGCTTATAGCACATCCGGTGTCTCGATTACGGCATCTTTCGTAAAAACAGGATTCACTGGTATTACGGATGATCGGGTTGTTAGTATTTACCCGACGCAAGAGTTGACCTTGGACGCGGAGCTTTGACCATGAACACCATGACCATTACCTCGGCCAAATACGCCACGAACAAGGGCGAAATTGTTGGGATAAACGCCACCATCGACGGGCAAGAGTGGTCCGTGCCCTTGACCCCCG